ATACCCTCCTTATATAAATTAATCATAGCTTTCTTTGTCATGTCAGCTGCTGATCCTTGTATAAGTTTGTTTAATGCTTTGTAAGTGTAAGCACGTTTAATCCCTGGTCCGTGTTCCATGAGCGCTGCATCATGAGGCAATGCCTTATGAATCCCGAATTGATTAGGTTCCCATAAATGAAACCTACAAAGTCTTCCAAGTAGCGTTCTAATCTTACCAGAGTCTTGAGCTCTTCTCATTACATTGTCCATTAATTTTTTAACGAATGGTACTTTGTTGTGATACTGTCTGAACAGATCATCTGCTTTGTCTTTAGATACACCGAGTTCTGCTTGTAATTTGTTTTTACCCATCCCGTAAAACAGACCAAGGTTTATAGTCTTAGCCTGTTCACGAGGTATCTCGGCCATGTCTGCCACGATAGTATGAAAATCCGCATCTCCCCCACGATACGCCTCCAATACTTCGTCCACGCCATAGAGATTCTGTAAAGCTGCATAATGCACTACCAACCTAGGCTCCTGCTGAGAATAGTCAAATACACCCCATGTATGGCCCTCCTCTGGTATAAATAAGGACCTAATCCGTGGTCCAAGTTCCTTGTTCCTAGCTGGTATTTGCTGTAAATTTGGGTTTGAGTAACTAAATCTTCCGGTTACTGTTCCACCATTATCTGATCTAAGCTGATTGATTTCAGCATGAATTCTACCTTTATGTGAATGCTTTAATATGGTATCAATAAAAGTGGTATGCGCCTTGTTTATTTCACGAGCGCGGGCTATTTGTTTCACCAGTGGGTGGGGGTGATTCTGTAAAAAATTTTTGGTAAATGATGGAGAATTTGTTTTTTCGGTTCGGTCAAATGGTAGGCGAAGTTTTTCAAAAACTTGAGCAATACTGCGTGCTGCCCATATTTGGGTATCTACTCCAGTTTCTTTTTTTACTTTTTGTAGGCATTCTTTTTCTTCTGCAAGTAACTCTTCTTTTAATTTGTGAGCGGACTCAGTATCTACTCGGACTCCTAAGAAACGCATATCGACTAAGCATGGGAAAAGTTCAGTCTCTAATTCAAAAATAGATTGTATATCTTGGTGTAAAATTTCTTTCTTAAGTTCTTGCCAAAGTTCTAAAGTTATCTCTGCATCTTTTTCTGCATAAGCACCTACATAAATGGCAGGTAGTTTATACATTTCTGCCTTGGGGTCAACCCCCCAACTCTTTGCAGCTTCATATAAAGCTGTTTCATTTTTTCCTTTTCCGGTGTATCTTTTAGAGCAATTGTTTAGGTCATAACGCATTTGATTTTCATCAACCAAGGCCGATGCAATCATCGTGTCAACAATTTTACCGTTAATACTTAAACCTAATGCTCTGATCCAACATACGTCGTACATGGCGTTATGAAATATTTTAACTGCTTCTGTACTAAGGACTCCTTGAAACCATTTTAAAACTTTTGCTCTATCCATGTTGCCACCACCTTCGTGAGCAATTGGATAATAACCTGACCAATCTTTAACAGCTACTGCTACACCTGTTACGTCTCCTCGTTTGGTTACATTACCTGATCCCATCTTTATAAGATCTGGATCTTTTGTTTCTAAGTCAATTGCAATTTCATCATACTTAGATAAGTCTGGAAATTTTTCTGGCGGTAGCCATTCGGTTTGTGGTGCAAAAAGTGGTGTCTGTATCATTTAATTATCCCCCATGAGTTTGATTTCTTTTTTATTTCTTCTTTCACTGGCTCAGGATAGTCTCTATCAATTGCCATGTCAATATAATGTTTTGCTTTTAACAAATCTTCTTTCTGATTTTTCTGTTTATGCCTACATAAATATTTAATTGCGTTTCCTTCTGCAAACGGAATATTATTTCTATTAATAAATTCTGAAGGTTGAATGACCATAGACTTATAGTGACTCCCGCCTACCTGCTTTTTATATATTTCATCACTCATATATTTTCCAATGGATAAGCTTTTTCATAATCTTTAGGTCTAACAATATGTAAATTTTCTTTTGTTCTAGTTGCACCTACATAAAATAATCTTGTTTCATCGTCAGGATTTTTACGATAAGATTTAAGTGTATTATTAGTGAGGTCTGTTAATAAAAGTACGTTTTGTTTTTCTCCACCTTTTATACTATGAATAGTAGATAAATGAATTCTTGGTTTTTCTTTTAAGTTCTCACCATTCCTTCTCATACTTCTAATATAATTTTTTCTTCTAAAATTTAAATCATCAAAAGCTTCATACCAAACTGTATTTGTTTTTAATCCATAATCTTTTAACTGAGAAAGATTATAAAAACCTCCTTTGGTTAATCCTTTTAATTTTGATTTATCCACATGCCTAGGAGTCATATATCCATATATTCTTTGTATTTGTTCATAGTTTAAGGGTTGGCCTTTTAAAGCTGATTCCCAATCTGACGCAGCTTCAGCGGCCTCTTTTTCAGGCATCTTCTTAAATCTATTTTCAAAATACCATCCTCTTTCTTTTAATTCATCTTCTATATCTTCTAGCATGTGCCTTGTTCTACTTAACACTAGCCAGTCTCCTGAAGACATGTTTACATCTTTTACATCGTCATGAAAGTTTAAAGAACCCTGATGATCTCGAGGTGCCCATTCTTTATATCTTCTTTTAGATACTCGTTTAATTATACCTAAAGCAAAGTCATGAATAGCTCTAGGTATTCGTCGGGATTGAGTAAGATGTAATAGTTTTCCTGATTGAGTAATAAATGAATCTACATCAGCTCCGGCCCATCTAAATATAGCTTGGTCATCATCGCCGGCAATAAAAGAATCACCTGTTTTATTCCAAATAGTTTTAGCCATATCCCATTGCATTAAAGATAAATCTTGAGCTTCATCTATAAAGACCACATCAAATTTTGGACATTTATCAGACTTAGTGAACTCTAGAATCATATCATTATAATCTTTAAGAACATTTTCCTTTTTATATCTTTCGAGCTCATTAGCTAAATGAACTAAGGTTTTATATTCTACCTCTGTATTATGCTCTCCTAGTTTTAATTGTTGTTCTAAGGTTATGTTTCTAAGTTTAGCTAAATGAATCAATCTTAAGTAATCACTTTTGGTGGTGAATATACCTGTCTCTTCTTCATCATATTCATTATAATCTAAAAATATATTTAGTTTTTTACCCAGATCTTCGTAATGTCGTTTCTGCATTACTTGATCTTTATTATAGCCCAGTTTTCTAAAAGCTAATGAATGAAGTGTTCTAAAATAAGGAAGATCATCTTCAGTATAATTAAACTTCTCCATAGCTCTAGCTTTAGCTTCATTGGCAGCTTTCTTAGTAAAAGCAAAATATCCTATCTTATCAGGATCCGTATCTTTTAAATATTCTTGTACTTTATTTAAAAGAGTCCAAGTCTTTCCTGTTCCTGGTGGTCCTAATACTATTGTTTTCATAGGGTTATTAATATCCATGCAGCTGTAAGAACTACTAATAAAACTAAATCAGTGCTCATTTTAATAGGTCCTCTACATTTTTTCTAATGTTAGTTTTAAATTTAATTTCATCAGAGCTAAGTTTATGATGAGCAATAGGATCTACCATTTCATACTCTCTATATTTTTCATGAAAATCAAACCATGCGTTTTTCCAACGATTAGCATTAAAGTCGTTTTTAAATTGCCATCCAGTTATGGTAACATATTCTATTAAACTACTTTCATAATTACCATGTTCAGGATATATTTTAGAATAAAACTCTTCTTCAGTTATTTTTAAAGTATTAACAAATTTTAAAAAAATAGTTTTAAACTCTTTACCATCTACATGATGAGCATCCATTCGTGGATCAATTTTTGGTCTATAGCCCTTACTTTTTTTCCATTCTATTTTTGGTGCCGCTATTGCATTTTTCAATGCTTGCATAATTGCACGTTTGGGTACGGCGCTTTCATGTTCAAAACCAGTTTGACCTGGAAAACAAATACATCTAGCAACAGAAAAGTTAAACATTTTTCCAGAATCAATATCTTTCCTTAATTCTGTATAAGGAGTTCCATCTGGATTAGTAAAACTTATCTTACCGTCTATAGTAGTAATACTTTTTTGTTGGGAATAAGTGTAAGGTTCCGTCCAAAACTCAAAAGTTTTTTCTCCAA